TATCCCAACTCTTTGCAACGGTGAAATTATTAAGTGAAAAAGTAAGTCTATCAACCAATTTGACTGCATTACCTTTCATGGTATCGATTGCAACAAACCCTTCTGGTGTAGTAACATCATATCCTGAATCGGTTTTAATAAAGGTTTTTGTCATTCCTTTAATCTTTTCCAATTTACGAACAATCAACATTTTTGCATCAATGAGTAGGTTTTGCATTTCAAATATCTTAACTAACTGTGATGAATTACTTCTCAAAAATTTCACATGACTATCCATTTCTTCCTGTTTTACTTTCTTCATTTTGTCTGTCTTCACTCTATCTACATCATGCTTCAATCTATCATAAGCGCTTGCAATCGTTCCAGCTGCATGTTTTCTTGGATTTGTAATTCTCTGTCCTTGTCTTATCATTTTGTTTGCATATGTCTTTATCAAAATTCCAATGCGTTCTTCTTTTGCTATTGTATCAAGAACATCTTTCTTTAACTCATGAAATTTCTTTCCTGCTTGACTGAGAATTTTCGTTACTTCTTCTGTTTCCTTTTTTGTCATAGTAGAAGAACCAGAAGTATCCGTGAACGATGCATCTGCTTGCCAGACCGACTTTGTTTCCTTGAATGCACTGTCTGAAACTCCGAAAGAGGCTTTCATACCTTCCATCGTATCACCACTATAAGTAGTGTGCCAGATGATTCCCATTTTAGATGATTTGATTTTTGAGGCGAGTTGTGAATTTTGTGGAACTGCGTAAACGATTGTGTTTGGTTGGAATATAATATACGATTCATCTTCGATTGTTTTAGTTTGTAGATCGTCTTTCGTGTACATTATATCACCTTGTAAGACCCCCTTGATGCCCACTTTTGAAAGTTCATCCAACGAAACATGGAGTTTGTCAGCAAGACCACCAGAATGATTTCTATCAATATCATCGTGTGTATAATTTACTTTCTTGGCTCCTCCCATCTTGAAAATTCCTTTGGTTCCCACAAAGAACTTTCCATTCTCTGGATTGGTTCCTGCAAAGACTGCTGGAGCACCATCCCACTTGACAGTTATATTAACACCCGAACTAGCATTTCCTGCTAACATATCTCGTAAAGATTGCAAGAAACTAATCGCACCTCTGGTTCCATTGATGCCATTGTTCAGTACTTCGTCTTCTAGGTGTTCTAAATGAAGGTTTTTACCTTCTTTTGCTTCAGAAAGATATTCTTTGAATCGTAACATTATTACAAACTTTTTGTTTTTTTCTAAGGTAGGTATGACAATTTACTGAGGGGAGAAGGAAGTACGAAAAAGATTCAAGGAATCTTTTTTCAGAATATTCCCTCAGTAACCCTCGTTAATTATTTATAAAACTAAGATACTTGGGGATCATCTGGATCTGGAATCCCCATTGCTGCGGAAGCAAATTCTTCCATATTAGACACAACAAAGTCTGGTGGGGGATCATCTATACGAAAAGTAACAAGATTTCCAAAATGATCTTCGACTATGAAGTGTTGTTCTGCATCTTTTGTGTGCATCGGTGAGGTTACACCGACAACATGGAGATACACACCCATTTCTAGGTTTGCGTAATAACCACCCACACAAATATTAAGAGTATATTTTTCTTTACGAAATGCATCTAGATCAACAACGTTGTTGTCATCTATACCATTCGTTTTGTTCATTTTGTGCCTGACGAATGAGTTTCATTTCATCCTTCTTTCGTTGTCTTGCGGCCTCTTCACTCTTCAATCTTTTTCGGATACAAGGTTTTACAAAATGAGATTTGCTTTTGAGTGTTTTCATAGTACCTTCTGCCATAACTGCGGCCTTAAATTTACTTAATACTCGACTCATATTTTCATTACGTTTTACTTTAATCGAAATCATATTATTTCTTTATTCATATTTTAATTATGTAAGAGATTATTCTCTCACTTTCTCCTATTATTATAACAATTTATGCAACAAGTGTCAAGTCAAAATTTAGATATAAATCTTGCAATCGGTTGTATAAATGGCAACAACGCAATTGCCATAACTGTATTCACTCCTGTATGTACAAGTGCAACCTGTTTCGTTATTCCTGTAGGCAATCCATCACTCACTAACATTCCTGCAATCCATATCGTTCCAGTTGTTCCTACATTTGCTCCTAATATAGCTGCAATCGCAGACGGAAGTGGTAATGCACCTGAAGCGACGAGCCCTATTACCGCAGTTGTAGTAAGTGAGGAAGATTGCCATAGGAGGGTACATATAATTGCTCCGAAAAACATCCAATAAGGATTACCTAAAAACCATTCTAGTTGTTCTAAGTGGCCCATTGACTTCATTCCACCTGAGAACATCTTGAGTCCAATGTAAAAAATAACCAAACCCAATAGAGTCTGGAAAACAGGATTGTTAAACTCCATAAGATTACTCCCTTTATACTTCCACGTATCGTAAAGTTTTCTATCTTTCTTTTCCATATCTAAATATATAGTTTCCGTATATTATAAATAAAAAGAAATCTCTTTTTAAGGTAAGGAGATTTTCTTTAGAAAGGGGGCAATGAGCTCACTTATATCACCTTATGATTTTACTGAAGTAACCCGCCAATTACGATCCTTCTTTGATGAAAGAGGATTTCAAGAAGTACACACCCAAAACAGATTATCTATACTTGCTGCTTGTGAAGATCCAACAACAGTTGCGACTTACGAGTACTCTGGACAAATCTGGCCTTTACCTCAAACTGGACAAATGTGGTTAGAATATGAACTACTGACAAAACCAGAATTGAAAGGGTGTTATTGTGTATCAACATCATATCGACAAGAACAAAATCCAAAAGAAGGAAGACATGAATTAATCTTCCCGATGTTTGAATTTGAGGCTCCTGGCGATTTTGAAGATCTTCTTCAAATGGAAAATGATCTTTGTAAATTTCTTGGATTCAAATGTAAACATGAAAGGAATCGTTTTACTGAAGATTTCCCTGGCGGTTTTTATCAAAGTGTACTAGCAAAATATACTGGTGCAGAATTAGATGCTGGTCATGAAGAAGAAATGTATCAAGAATATGGAGATGTATTTTTTCTCACAAATTTTCCTGAATTCACAAGTCCATTTTGGAATATGAAACTTGGTGATCTGGATGTAAAAAAAGAAAACAAACTCGCTAATAAATGTGATGTTATCATGGGCGGAATGGAAACTATTGGTAGTGCGGAACGTGGTACTGATGTTGATGAAATGAGAAATCAATTCTATACTATCTCTGAAGGCGGTTATGCAGAATTATTGTTTAATCTATTCGGAAAAGATAGAGTAGAAGCAGAACTTGATGAATTTCTCGCACACGATTTCGTTCCACGATATGGTGGTGGAATTGGTATAACTAGAATGATTAGTGCAATGAAGCGTGCTAGGTTAATCGTAAATGACTGATGAAATAATTCCAGTTTATAAAGATGGGAAATTATTTTCAGTAAAAAGTAATAAATCAATTCCAGTTTATAAAAATGGTGCTGGTGTACATGAAATATTAGATCAATTGCATAGACAAGCAATAGAGTATAATAGACTGAAAGAGAAAGATTGATTGCAGGGTGGTGAAATTGGTAGACACAGGCAGTTGTTTACTGTCCGTTCTCGAGCAGAGAATTTGAAGGTTCGATTCCTTCCCCTGCAGCCAACCTTTCTTTGAAGGAATAACTATTTATATTATTGGCATCTGAAATAATGCAGTAACCCATTCTGGCGGTTTAATTCGACTGAACACTACCCATCCCATGTAATCAGTAGGATTTCTCCAATGTCTTTTTCGTAAAAACTCATTCATTGAACCACCAGTAGTAAGAACATCATCTACGATACATATTGGATCTTTTCTTTTTCCTGTTCCATGCTGATTGAGTAAATTTCCCAATTTAGTTCCACCTCTAGGAATTCCTATTGCCTCTTTAAATGGTGGTGAAATTTCCATAATCATTTGACTGATAGTAAACCATTCTGGATCTGATATGGCATCACACTCAATTTTCCATTTGAGGTCTAATCCCGAATGTGATACAAAATCTACTGATTGAAATAATTTATCCATGTTTCCTTAAATAAAAAAGAGTGCTAGTTTGCCCCTCTGAGTCCCTTGCAAAAATCAAATTCTACAAGTTTAATAATAGACTACCTTAACAGAAGATCACTAAGCGATTGACGAATTCCGCCGGTCTAGGTGTTGAAAAGTTGTCATCTTTTCGCACTAGCACACAACACTCTTTATTTCATTTATACTTTGAAAATTGGTAACTTTTCTAGATACACAAGATCATCTTTATCATATCCAGCCTCTTCTAACAAGACCGCTATTTTACATACTATTTCACAATTTATTTTTTCTAACATTTTTTGTAATCCGATGATAGAACCACCAGTTGATACCACATCATCCACAATGCAAACTTTCTTTCCTTCTAATTTTTCAACATCACATTTATCAAGAACAAGAGTTTGAGCTCCTATAGTTGTGATAGATTGGACTTTCTCTATCATAGGATCAGTCATATATCCTTTGACAGATTTTCTCGCAACAACATATCCCAAATGTAATACTCTTGCAAGTGCATGAGTTAAAGGAATTGCTTTTGCTTCTGGACAAATTAGAACATCTATTGCATCTAATTCTTTAGGAAAATCTGGATGGATGGAAAGATGTAACGCACACCTTTCCACCAACTCTGTATCACCAAACATGACGAAACTCGCAATGGCGAGTTCGTCATTGATCTTTACTTTAGGAAGTTTTCTAGTAAGTCCTGCGATTTTTAAATCATAGAACTCATCTGTAAAAGTTTCTCCCCAAGCCATATTACACTCCTGCAAAAATCATTTGAGTTACAAATCCTGCAACCAATCCATAGAACGGATTGAACTTCATAGTTACAAAAGCAGTTGCACCAATTACCATTCCTGCTGAACCAAATCCATATGGCCCTGCAAATTCACCACCTTGTGCAATCGCACCGTTGATGTTTGTCATGAAAGTAACGAATACTCCAAGAACAAAAAGGAATCCTGCAATAGATGCACGATGTACATATTGTCCAATAACAGGAAGTAACTTGGTCAAAAGAATGACCGCCATTATACCCATCATAATACAAGATGCAACTATCGGCATTGGTGCAGCCGCAGTTCCAGAAATAATTGCTTCAACTGGGCCACCTCCAAAGAAAGAAGAACCCATATCTGCAAGACTAGAATAAATTGCAAGATGGTCTATGTTTGTATTCGCACCAGCAATAGACCCTGTAATTTTACCAAATGAAATGTTCGCACCGATATTCAAACACGCAAGAGATAATGCACCTAAGACAATATTCCGATTTGTCCAGAACTTCCACTCAATGTTTCCAACTGTGAATTTTTCTCTTGATTTGTCTACTACGATTTCTTCCAATTCTACACCTAACTTTTTTCTCAACTCTTCGTTGGTTTTGAGTAAGACATAAAATCCAGTAGAAATAATCACCGATGCAATAATTGTCCATGCCAAATCTTTTGTCCAGAACCAGACCATTAATGCACTCATCATAGAAACCATGCCAGTCCATTTTTCTGAATTGAACAAATCCATTGACACGTTTGCAAGCATCAATCCAACTCCTGCCATCATAGATGTGACAACAACTGGGCCGATGAACTGTACAAGCGCTTCATTCATTCCAAGTAACGATGGAATTAATAATAATGCAGCGCCCCAAAATATGAGAGACAACCTCTCTTTCATATCTTTACCTAGAGTGCCAGCAAGTGTAATCGTTTCTGCTTGAAACGAAATAGTTGCTACTGATGCAAATGCTATTGAACCTAAAATACCAATAACAAATGCAATTGCAGTAGGAAATGCAGCAAATCCAAAAGAGAGTGCTAAAATCCCTTGAGGAATACCATTAATCACAACTGCAATAGCTGTTAAAATACTTTCTAACAGACCTTCCATTTTATCCTTTCATTTAAGTTGCCCAACCCAATAAGATTGAGCAACATTTACTTACTTAATTATTTTACTGGAAATGGACTTGCAACACCCTTTACAAAATATTGCATCGTTTCCAGTTCTTGTCTTTTAAGAACACCGGCATCAATTTTAGTTCCATCTTGTTTAGTAACACCCTGAGAAAACGGATACCATGTATCGTACTTGTCATTGATCCAATCCATTTTAATTGTTTCAACTTTATTCACTACTTCGCCAGGTACACTTTTACCCCATGGCGACAATCCGACACAATTTTTTTGTAATCCCCAATTCCATCTTTGACCCATTTTTAACTTACCAGATGCAAGTTGATCAACGATGTGTTTGTAAAGAACATTCCAATTGAACATCATACCTGTGATGTATCGGTCTGGGCCGTTACTTCCCATAGGTGCATCATTACCCATACTCCACACCTCTTTACCATCAGATTTCCATGCTCTTTGTGCAAGGGAAACTACACTTGGTGAATCGGTTGTTGTATAGAGAATGTCATTACCATCATCAAGAAGTGCTTTAGCCGCATCCATATCTTTAGGTGGATCGAACCAAGAGTTGATCCATACGATATTAACTTTAATGTCTGGATTTACTGACTGGGCTCCTAGAGTTAGAGCATTAATGTTACGAATGATTTCTGGAATTGGATGTGAACCAACTACACCAATCCTATTTGTCTTTGTCAACATTCCCGCTGCAATCCCTGTAAGGTATCGTGCCTGAAATGAGTGACAAACGTAGTTGTCCATGTTTGTGTCATTGCCCTTATATCCTGTAGCGTGCAAAAAGATTGTATCTTTTTCTTTCTCCGCAACTTTCAACATATGATCCATATAACCAAATGATGTTGCAAATACAATGTCATGTTTTCTTGCAAGTTTACGAAATACTTTTTTGGAATCTGCCTCGGGCACCATCTCTACCATCGACACTTTATAACCATGTTTTGTTAAGGATTGAAATCCTTGATGATGTCGCATTGACCACCCACCATCATTCTTGGGCCCCACTAGAACATAACCAACTGAAGGTAATTTTTTACCAACGATACTCATACTAAAAACTGCAAACATTGCAGCCACCGCCACTAGGGCAATTATTTTCTTCATCTTTACTCCTTCCGAGCATTTAATGTTAAAGAGTTACCTTCCTGCAACTCCCCCTAAAATAATATATAGGAAACTTTAAAACTGTTCCTTTTCAGTTGAGCCATCCATTGCACTCAGATCCGAACTTCCTGTTATGACTTGACCAACTTGATCAAAATAACTAGCACCAACTTCACGTTGATGTTTTACAGCAGTAAATCCTCTGACTTGAGCTGCAAATTCTTTCTCCTGTAAATCTACAAATCCCGACATTCCATTGTCACGATAATTTTCAGACAACTCAAACATACTGTAGTTCAAGGAATGAAATCCTGCAAGAGTTATGAATTGAAACTTAACATCCAACTCTCCTAATTGATCTTTGAAAGTTCTGATTTCTTTATCACTCAACTTTGCTTTCCAGTTGAATGACGGAGAACAGTTGTATGCAAATATCTGATTGGGAAATACAGACTGAATATCTTTTACGAATTCTGTTACTTCTCCAATATCTGGAACGGCTGTTTCCATCCAAAGTAAATCACAGTAAGGTGCATATGCAAGTCCTCTTGCAACTGCTTGATCCATTCCTGCTTTAACTCTATAGAACCCTTCTTTAGTTCTTGTTCCTGTTATGAATCTGTGATCTTGTAAATCTCCATCATTCTGCAACAATGCTCCTGCAAGTGAATCTGTTCTTCCAATTATGAGTGTAGGAACATCCATTATATCTGCAGCCAATCTTGCAGCAACAAGTTTGTCAACCATATCCTGAGTAGACACTAAAACTTTTCCACCCATATGACCACACTTCTTTGCAGAAGATAACTGATCTTCTATATGAACTCCTGCAGCTCCTGCTTCGATTAATGCTTTGACAAGTTCGTGAGTATTCAAAACTCCACCAAAACCTGACTCAGCATCTGCAACGATAGGTAGGAAATAATCTGTTTCCCTGTTGCCTTCCATAACTTGGATCTGGTCTGCACGTTGAAATGTATTGTTGATTCTTTTGACTACAGTAGGTACACTTCCTACTGCATATAGTGATTGGTCAGGGTACATTTGCAAACTGTCATTTGCATCTGCTGCAACTTGCCACCCTGAGAGGTAGATTGCATCAAGTCCTGCCTTGGCTTGTTGCATTGCTTGATTACCAGTTAATGCACCTAATGCACTAACATATTTTGTGTAATGTAATTTGTTCCAGAGTTTTTCTGCACCCTGTTTTGCTAACGTGTATTCGATCTTGACAGAACCACTTAACCTTTTCACATCTGCTGGAGTGTAAGGTCTTTCGGTTTGATCCCACCTTCCTTCTTTACTATAAACCATTTCAATCTTTCATTTTAAAATAAAAAGTGACGGCTCTGGGTGTTTTTTAAAACGTAAGTGGTCGAGACAACCCAACTCGCCAGGTTGATTTGTCGGCCGTCACTATTAAAACTGTTCCCTTCCACCCTCTCCGTATATATTGATGGTAAAAACACTATTCCCAAATGTTTTTCCCATTCCACGGCTCATTATCTTATGTACAAGGAATGAACCATGTCATACTGTATATATGATTATGATTTCTGACCTTGCCATTCCAATTCATATCCTAGTTCTTTTGTCTCAGAACAAAATTCCACTAGATCTGAAAATGCATTTTTTATTTCTTCAACACGGTGACTTTCTTCATGTGCATCAAAATCTTTCCAGTAGGTAATCAGTAAAAAATGATTTGTTTCATCTCCATAGTTTCCTAGACTTCCTTCTGGACTAACGAATCCTGCATAAGAAAAAACTTGTCCTGCAATGAATCCATCCTGTGTGTCTTTAGTTCTTGAACACACTTCTGCAATTGCCATCTCTACATCTTCAAATGCAAACCCATCCTTGAGTCTACAATCATTGAGTAACATTACTGATTCGTATGGTATTGTAATTGGGCCAAACATGTGTTTTCTTCATTGTATTAAACAGGAGCATTCCACCACAATTCATGTGGAAAATGAATCCAAGTATTAGTAGAATCCTTAGCCATTTCCTGTGCGAAATAGTGCGGTTCAAATCCTTCTGGAGCTTCATTGTTCCACCAAAGAGAACAAAATCTAATATCACATTGGATTTCCATTGGATTGCCTGCTCTCGGCCCAGTTATATGACTAGAAATTTTTTGGAATGTTTTGCCTGAATCGCAGATATCATCAACGATAAGAACTCGTTTATCTGTCTTTTTAGGTAAGTAATCTTCCCAACTTGGAAAATCTCTCATCGATGCTCTCACAGGTTTAAAGGGGAGTTTAAACCAATGAGACATCATCACGCCAGGAACTAAACCGCCCCTAGAAATTCCTACTATCACTTGAGGTTTGAAATTATCTAATACTATATCACGGCAAAGAACATTGATGTCTCGCCTCATTTCATCCCATGAATACCACAACTTCTTACTCATTTATATCTTCCATATAAAATTTAAGAAACAATTCTAATTACAATATATATGGTTACGGAATTACTGCTCCCGGCTTTGCATACATTTTGTCTACAGGAACCTCAAACACCTTTATCATTACATCCAATTGAATAAATCGTTTCCTACGAATAACCGTAACTGAAACTT